ACATTTATTTGTTGACATGAAAAAGAGTTGGAACATTGACAGATCAGAGGAATGATATGTATATATGTTACCCTCTCAAAATTTTTCATATTTTTGGCGAGATTTTTCCGAAAATGCCATTGGTGTGTAAGAAAAAATTCAGTGAAAATGATCTGACAGTGTAGTTTTGATGAGATGTATTTTATGAGATGTATTTTGATCAATGGATTTTCACCAATGGATTCCCACCAATGGTCGAACTTATCAAGTTCATAACGGGTTATTAATAATTAAACAAGAATTAATAGTGCGCCGCCCTTCCAGATCTCACCAGATATTTCCGAATAGACTCTATTTCTCTCAGAACGCTCTCAGAGGCTTCTCACGGGATTTGATTTGGAAAGATGAACCAAACCATTCAGAGTTTGCTAAATGTTCGTAAAATACATTGGCATAATCTTCTGAGGAATTCTGAGCCATCTGGAGACTGGTTCAATGAGTGTATTTCCAAAATTGTCCGAAAATAAAGTCTTTGTTAGGCTGGAAGCGGGCGAGTGGTGGAAATCTGCGCGTCAGAATTCGACAGAGCGATTTTACCCCGGTTTTTGGCAAAAATTGCCGTTATAATTGGATTTTACGCTAATTTGCGGCAATTCTTGCCGGTTCCGGCCAAGGTTCTGTAAAATCACTTATAAAGGGGGGAGGGGGTATATAAAGGGTCGTGTATTACTTGAATTGAGAGGAATTAGTTATTCCATACAATTATCTTTAAAGATTTGACTTTACAGACCTAAAGAGTTTAGATAATAATAGTTTGAACTATTTACACCTAATCCTATTAGATCTAAAGTCATTATCTAAACTGTTTATTGAAAGAGTTAAGGAATACTCCCCCTTCCAGCTTAACAGGGATAGTTATTAATAAAGTATCCTTTTGAATCTCTAAAGGTAATTGAGTACAAAGGATAAATTACCTTTACAATAACTTACTTTACAACAACTATTATAGTATAGTATTGTATTGGCAAAGGATAGCACGGCGATTTTTAGGTTGACCAAAAAATATGGCAGATTTACAAGTAACAGGAATCACTTGGGACGAGATCGGAGAACTTGAAAAAGAGTTTGAGGAGTCCAATGCCGCAGAATGGTATGAATTCAAGGAACGATACTGTCTGTGGCCGATTCCACGGCAACCTGAAGATTATGATGGCGAGAAGCGATATTGCAACAAAGTAGCGAAAGGAAAAAATAACGGATATTATCGCTGTCGGTTTCATGAACACCGTGGAAGACTAAATGTAGAAAATTTTACACCCGGAAACCCAAAACATTACATGAGAGCAACTGATGAATATCTGATGAACCATCTTGATGAAGATGAACGAGATTTATACCAAAGTATCCTTGATTGGGCCGAAATTTACGGGATTAATAAGGAAGAAGATCCTGCGGCCTATGATGATCTGAAACTTTTGGCAAAACAGCGAGTTCGGGAGGTTAAAGCCTCGAAATATCTGTTTGAAGAAGGTGAGATCCGAGATAAAGTATTGCGAGATGAAGATGGCAACGTCTTGATGGATGAAAATGGAGAACCGAAGACTGAAGATGATACAAATGTCATTTCAGAAGAATATCGGCGTCTGATCAATCTGATTTCGTCGCTTAAAAAGGACTTGCTGATGACCAGAAAGGAACAAGCCAAGGCCGATGACAGAAATAAAGTTTCTGAATCAGCCGCCAAAACTGGTGAACTGTTCCAAGATATGATCAAGGATGACGAAAAGAAGTTTGATGTGACAGATTATGAACCTTGATTAATTAAAAAATCATTATGGATCGGAAAATAATTGAAGAATTTGCAACTGAATACGGATTAGACCCTGATAAAGTTGAAAAACGCTGGAAAGGGAATCCAGTTCAGATTGCAGAAGATATTTTCCAAATTAAAGACATTGACACCGGAAAATTGCGGGATTTGGAGCTTTTTAAGCCAATTCAGTCAAAAGTTGTCAATGCTTACTTTTATTCCGATTGTGGAACCATAAATCTATATAAAGGGCGTCGAATTGGATATTCGTTCATTGTGGCGGTATGTTTCTTAATTGAAGCAATGAGTATTCCTGAATCGGTCTATCCTGTTGTTTCAACAAAGGAGAAACAGGCTCAAGGCCGAATTAAGGATATTGCGGATTTAATTAAGTATGCGAAGATAGATATTCCAGTTAAAAAGAATAATAAAGGAGAAATTATTCTTTGGAATAACTCTAAATTTACTGCATACACTGGTTCACCAGACGGTTCTCGTGGTGATGATTCTGCGAGAGGTGTTTTACTTGACGAAATGGCGTTCCTTGAAGATCAGGAAGCCGTGAGTCGTGCATTTGGTGCTTTCTTGGCACTTGGTTCAAACCGTAAAATGTTTGAGGTGTCTACTCCGAAGGTTTCAAATGATCTTTTTATGCGGAATCACCGTGAAGGTTCAGTAACCGGATATATTGATTCCGAGGGGAACGATGTTCCACCAGATCATCCAGACGCAAGAAATGCTGGCACACTTTCGATAAAACAGCCGACATTTCACAATGCAGAAGACATTGATATTAACACTCCATTATATCAACAGGAACTTGAGCCGGTTCGTCCTGATCTGAATATTGGAAAGATTGAGGATGAACGTTCTAAAGATCCGAAAGGGTTTGCACAGGAGTACCTGTGTCAGCCTGTTGATGATAGTTACGCCTTCTTCAGTGAAGAATCTATTGTTCGTTCGATGGAGAGAAGTTCACCAGCAGGTCGGATTGGTGACATGACTGTTATGGCAGTTGACATTGGTATTTCAAAAGACGATACCGTGGCTTCAATTGTTGAACATGAAGGCAACAAGCGTTATCAGAAACACTTGGAAGTTCTGACGGACACCAAGTTGAAGGAAGAAGCTCAGAAGACAATAGAGAGTCGTCAGGTGGGGCCACGTAGTATTTTACACCAGATGGCGACCAATCCCGACCGAAGTAACCCAAACCAGATTGCAGAGCGTGTAATCCGGTTGGCAAACGAATTTAGCGTTGATTACTTAGTTATTGATCGAACTGGGCCGGGTGAAGGTTTCAGATCGGTTATTGAGGAACGATTTGGTCGTGGTCTTATCGGATTCAACTTTTCTGACAAAAAAGAAGTTGAACGAATGATGGGAGATATGAACAACTCCCTTAGAAATGATAAAGTCACATTAGTTGATGATGATAGACTTTACGATGAACTGTCGGCAATCCAGAAGGAACAGCGAGAAGATTGGATCAAGCCGAAATTTACTGGAAAAGAGTACTCGGAAACTGGAAAAGACGACACGGCGATTGCAACGGTCTTGAGTTGCTTCCCACCAAATCTTTCCACACAACCGGCAACGTCGGTTTCTGGTAAAGAAAAATCTGATAATGACTTATCAGAACAAGTAGAAGTAATTAGTCCGTCAAATCTTGACAAAATTGATCCTGATAAACGAAAAGCGACTTCAGGAGCCAATTATGGTTCTGTAAAGACAAAAAGACGAAAAAACACTAAAAGAAGTTACAAATCGAGACACAAACGGTAATTATGGACAAGGTTAGAAAATCAATTATGAAACGGGGACGTGAGGGGAAAATTGCAGGGCACGACCCTTCAAAATTCTCTTTGGATTCCCCTCAAGCAGTAATTAAACAAGGTGGTAGTGGGGCTGGTGACAGACCTTCTACACAAGCGCCGGAACAGGATATTGAAGAATTCCGGTTAATTGCTGACACTGATCCTCATGTTAATGAAGCAATTGATACACTTGTCGATTACCTTGTTGGGAGTGGGTACAGTGTTGTTCCAAAAAATATACCCGGAACTGATCATGAGCAAACAGATGATGATATATCAGATCTTAAATACCTTATCGAAACCTCCACCTTTGAAACAGTATTAGCTGAGTGGGTTTGGCACGCCCTTGTTGATGGAACTGGATTTTTGGAAATCGTTGTAGAAGACGACGTTTTCAAACCTAATGTTCTACCAACGGAAATGATTGAGATTGAAACAGATGAATATGGAAATCATATAAACTATATTCTTGACGGGCCGGAAGACGAAATTGATTTCGACCCCGATAATGTGGCAGTCTTAAAATTCCATCAACATCCCCACGAGGACTTTGGACATTCAATTCTTGAAGCCGCAAGAGAACAGGCCGATATGCTCCGTGATATGGAGATTGACATGGCCCGGTTCATTGCGACAAAAGCCTATCCACCAATTCTTTGGAAATTAGGTTCTGATGAACGACCGTGGACACAATCTCAGATTGACGGTTGGCTTGAAGAACTTGAACACATTGAGCCTGAATCTCAGCTTGCAGTTGGACATGATGTTGAACATGGTGTTGTCGGTGTTGATTCCGGCGATCTCGGTGGTGGTGGAGCAATGGGACTTGGAGAAACTTTTGAACATCTTCAAAACCGTATTGCCGCCGCCATTGGTGTTCCATCATTCATGTTGAACATGAGTGTTGATACGAATTCTGGTGCGGCTCAAGTTATTATGCCCAAATTTGATAGAAGAATTCAAAGATACCGGGCAATCATTCGTGAATGTATTCGTCACCAAGTTTATGTATCTATCCTTGCTGGTGACTCTGCGAATGAAGATTATAATGAAGTTCCGCCTGAGTTTGAATTCGGTGAACATTCATCTGAGGAACATCGGCTTGACATTGATGCAGTTATCAAATTGTTGAACAATGGTTTGATTACTCCGAAGAAAGCCGTACAGATGATTGATCTTGATTATGAAGAAGATCTACCCGAGTTTTGGGAACGTGACGGATCTAATATGATTGATATTCTTTTGCAGTTATCTGGAAACGGCGATGACATTCAGAATTCCGAAGGTGGCAGTCCAACTGATACTGGTGGGGGAACCGATTCAGCAGGTGGAGAAGTTACAACCCGAGAGGAACCAGCAACCGGAGACAATGAAAATGGAAGAAATCAGCAGGACGCTACCAGCGGATAATGATATGTGATGGACGACGAAGAAAGAAGTATTCTATTACGTGTTGACGAAAGAACGAGTCACATTGTAGATAGTCTTAATCGTTTTGATGACAGGTTGGATAGACAACAGGAAAAAATTAATAGAAATCAATCCGTTTCTGAACGCAATAAAAGTAGAATTGAAATTGCGTATTGGGGTGGTGCAACAGTGTTAACAGCATTAGTTGCCTATCTCACAGGATTGTTACCATTTTAAATTATGAAACCATTTGAAAATGAAGAATTTGAAGGTGCGGTTGGATTTAATGTCCGGATTGGACGACCAACAAATTCTATTGAACGAGAAGGTTTCAACGAATTTGGCGTGCGCGAAAATTATGACGGTGAGGAACTGGAATCCATTGATGTTATTTTTGAAGCAATGGAACCCGGTATCCGAAAAGGTATTGAAATTACACCAGAGTTTTTGCAAGGCGTCGTAGATCGTATTGACGGGGAATTACCTCTACAATATGATCATTCACATTCACAGAGAGCCAATGTCGGAAAAGTTATTGAAAATAAGTTTGATGAAAAAATGAAACTTATGGTCAATATTCCGAACACTGGAAGCTCTCTACGAACTGATACAATTTCGGATTTCACACATTCTACCGGGCCTCAGATTACTGATGGTTCAATTGGGCTTGACCCAAGATCGTTAGAATTTGAAGAATCTGAGCATGAAGATGCAATGGCTAAGTTCACTTATGCTGAAATGATTGAATTTAGTCTAACACCATTCCCCGGAGGTTATGACAATGGAGGAGTGGCCGCAACATTTTCTGAACAAATTGAAAAATTCGTTGATGAATCAGAAAGCACAGAAGCAGAGAGTCAATTAGAGGTTTACGAGAGTCAAATACTATGAAAGAGATTACATTTAGTAAAGATTTAAACGAAATGAATGAAGCGGAACTTCGGGCTACCCTCCGAGAATTCCGTTCCAATTATGATGAAGGAAAAGAGGACTATGATGAAATGTCGTCCAAGATTAGCGAATACAAGGCTGATCTTGAAGCGGCTGACGAACTTGCAGACATGGTTGAGGAGATTCATCCGAAGTTCTCCGAGATGTTTGCAGAAATGAAAGACTTGGACGAAGAACTTGTTGCAGAAAAGTTCTCCACGTCGGAATTGCTTGACGAGCTTGACGAGGCTGACGCATTTAGCCTTGAAGGTCTTGTCGAGGAAGAAGAAGAACCAACCAAGTTTGATGAAAAAGAGCGCCGTTCAAAAGTTGGCGGCGAAGGCAAGTCCAAGTATCAAGATCGGATTGATCGGTTCATGTCTGGTCGGCGTCTTGAACACAACAACTACTAAAATTTAGAGGAATATAACAATGGCAGATTTTCAATTAGCAAACCCGAAACCCGATAACAACAGAATCGCTGGAAACGCTGGTGTTGCACTTGAGCAAGCAGACTTTGTTCAGGTCAATGAGGACGGTTATCTCGTCCCCGCAGACGTTTCTGAGGGAGTTGACGGACAGGCAGCCGGTGCGTGTGCAACTCCTGTGATTGACCCCGACGACCCCAAATATGGAACCACTCGGTTCATGCAGAACCAGCTACGAGAACAGAATATTGTTCTTGCTGGTGAAGGTGGCCGCGCAGGTGGTTTTGTCAATGATATTATCATTGAGGATCAGGATGGCGAAGATACCCTTGACCCCGGCAAGCCCGTTTATCTTGCACAGGGTTCGGCAAATGGTGAAAACATTGACAGTTATCCAGTGACCCAAGATGCAACCGATCTTGCGGCTGGTGAGGTTGTACAGATTGTTGGATATGCAGAAGGCCCTAATGAGTACCTTCTGAATGTTCAGTTTACTGACAAAGTTCAGGAATAGAACTTAAGTAAAATATTCCAAATTTAAAGGAGATATAATTATGGCAAGATATGAAACCGGACGACGTATTCTCACTTCTGACGAGATCGACCTTGAGGAACTTCTCGATTACGGTGAGGATCTAACTGAACAGTTTAATGCAGATGCAGATCGGATGTTCCAAGCAATGCTTGGTCAGCAGGTTGACACACGAACCTTCCGAAATCGTGTTGGAGATATTGAGTGGAGACAGTCGGGTGAGGTCGAGAAGCCTCGGACTGGTCGACTTGATTCCGAAAGTATGGCGTTCACCATTGAGGAATACGACGCCGCTCTTGGATGGACACGTAACTTTGTTGAAGACAACCCTGCAAGTATCCTCATGAACGACATGGAGAAACTTATGGAGGGTGCTGACGACCTCATGTTTGAGAAGACGTTTGAGGTTATGGATAATGGAATTGCAGACGGACAGGAGCTTGAATGGACTAAGCCACCTGAACCCGGTGCTTACGAATTCGACCGTGACCACAACCACGTCTTCCCTGAAACGAACGCTCTGTTCGATGATGAAGATGAGCATACTCCACGACAGCACATTTCCAAAGCGGCTGTTGAACTTGCTCACCACAACTATAATGCCAATCTCGCATTTGTCAGTCCTGACTTTGCGTATGATATGGTCTACTCGGACAGCGATGCGCTGAATTACCAGATCCGTGAGGCCCGTGAACTTCTCACGACGCCTATTGAGGACATTGAGGCTAACGCCAACGGTGTCCGTGTTGTCCAGACCGCCGAACTTAGTGGAAACGACTTCTACGTGTTCGACACTTCCCTTCAGCCACTCTACTACAATTGGGTGCGTCCGATTGAGATTACTCAGGAAGATGGTGTCCCGGTTGCTGATCCTTCGGAGCTTATTGGAGCATACGGTTCGGCAAGATTCGGTATTCAGATGGTTAACCCGTGGGCTGGTGTGAAGGTCACTGCCGACGCAGTTGAACTATAAATAGCAACTAATGTCTTCCAATAGTTTAATTAGAGAAGCACGCCGGAAATTTTCTCTAAATAGAATGGATAAATATTCCAATAGTTATTTGGAGGAAATGTTGGAAGATTCAAAGAAATCCATCCGGCGTGAATTTGAAAGACGTGATAAGAAATATTCGGAAATGACGATTCGGAATCATGAAGTATTCTGATTCTGTTAAATATCTTTTCTGGATAAAAATTGAGGGTGATGTTAAAAACATTACACTTCCACGATCAGTAAATTCATTGAGGCGTAGAACGTTTTCCAATAGTCAGATTAATTATTGGACGACGCAACTAATCAAAAATATGGCAGGTATGTGTGAATGACTTATATTGAAAATATTATTAGAGATGTTAGATATATCACAGATTTTCCAGAGATGGTTTTTTCTGATGATGAAATTGAACAATCTATAAAATTCACACAGTCCGAAATCCGGTCAATGTTGCGTGAGCCTGACTTTGAATTTGAAGAAGATAATTTCTTCGCAAAGAAGGCGACAATGTGGGGAACCTGTTATCACCTCAAGATTAAAACTGGTGAAATTGGTGGAATTCCGATTACAATTGGTGATGTTGATCTTGCTCATATGCGGCAACGTGGTGAGGATGATCCCGACCTTTTCAGTTGGACAGAAAAATTCTACGAAAATTTCTACAAAATTGATGGCGCACCATTGGGCTTCGGACAGTCCTTCACAAGTCGGGAAGGCAGAGAGTATGAGGCTCCGACAAGAACCGACTATGGTGAATGAAGATGGACTTTCAAGTTAACAACATTAATCGGCGTTTCTTGAAACATCGACTCTATCAGATGGGCACTACGTCTGATGTGTTCGTTCGCCTTCCAGCTTCTAAAGATAAACTTAACAATGACGTAAAAGAATTCCATAAAATTGGAGAAACAATTATTTATGCTCATTGGAGTGGTGCAACTGATGAAGAACGAAACCTAAGTTCTGGTGAATTCAATAAAGTCACACCAACTTTCATTTTTCCACATGATTCGATTGTAGAAGATGATTGTCATGTTTTCTTTAATGGAAATGAATATGAAACAACGGCTGTCACAAGTCGTGGTAATCATTTTAATGCTGATGGAAAAGAAATTAGTGTTTTGACAGATCCAAAAGGTCACAATTTTGTCAAAGCGTTTGATGAAAATGGTGACGAAATTGAACTTCCAATAGAGTTATGAAAATTGGAAATATTCGATTGAGTGTTGATGAAGATAACATTGATAAAGTAATTGATGATATTCAAGGTGACATTGATGATTCTGTTGCAAGTGCAATTGGACAAACAGCACTTGATGGAAGAAATCGTGCCCAATATGAAATAAAAACTAAAGATAGGATTTGGAATCGTGATGTTCTAAATAATTGGGTTCCTATTCGTGAGAAAACTGAATTCGGTGTTCATGTTACTGGATACCAGAATTACTCGGATCATGCCGGAGTAGTTGATGATGGTGCAAGTTTTTCGACACCTCCGAATGTCGATAATCTTTATGAATATGTAGTTTCAGAATATAATCATTCGACTGAAAATGAAGCAAAAAATCACGCATACAACCTTTCACAAAGATTATTTGAAACTGGACTAACTGGAATAGATTTTACTGGAAAAGCAGAAGATCTTATGTTAGAAAATATTGAACATAATATAAGAAGGGAATTATGAAAGTTATTGATGTAATAGAAAATATAATTGATTCTGTTGAAGATTTGGGATATGATATTGAAACATCATATGGTATCCAAGATCATGAGCCAGAATTAGTTATTATTGACAATTGGAACGCTGACAGAAACATTCGTGGCAACACGACTCTTGTCAGTGATTTTACAAGTTCTGATGGAACTGTCAGTGGTGAAAATCACAGTTTCTATTACACGATGACCATTGATCTTGAGATTAGAAGTGAGAATGAACTTAACGGAATGGAAATCTCAAGAGAGATTAAAGAATATTTCAGACAGTTTGAATCTAATCCGAGAGGTTTTGATCCAGACACCGTGCTTTTTAAAGTCGGGAAGTTCGGTAGGAAAGATCCGCTATTTGAACCAAGTTCTTTAGCTCTTTATAAGGCTATTGGGCAAATTGAGTTGGAATTTGTTGATCGAGAAACGTACACCGACAGATACGAAACGATTGAAGAAATCGAAAGCAATTACGATATACAATAAATTATGATTGGAAATGACATTTTACCCGGAATTATTACTGATGTTGAAAGTCTTCCAGCCGTTACCACGACTGGTCTTTCTTCAGCAAATGTAATTCTTGTGGGACAAGGCAGTGTGGCAGATGCAGAGGCCGAACCAAATGAACCGTATACAGTTACGAGAGGTTCACAGGTTCGTGAATGGTTTGGAAACGATAACCCGATTTCAAATGCTGTTGTAGACGCACTTCAGGAAGGCGCACTTCCCGTCTATGCAGTTATGACTGATGAGAATACTGTTGAAGAAGATAATATCTCTACCAGTTCGGGAACACTTGAAAGCGCACCGATTAGCGAAGATCCAGAAGACTTTGAAGTTTCTGGTGACTTTTCAGGATTTGAAACCGTGTTTGTTTGGGACAGCCCGAGCGAATATGAAGTTGGTGAAGATGAAATCTATGTGAATCCTGTTACGGGAGAATATGAAGTTGAAACTACACCTGTTGAAGGAAGTGTTACTTACACTTCATTTGATTATCAGTCTGCGCTACAGAATTTGGAAGAAGAAACTCCTGATGAAATTGATTACATCTATGTTCTCAATGAGAATAAGGACGTTGTAGACGCCGTTCAGGGAACCGTCAATCAACTTGAGTCCTACAAGAACCTTGTGGGGGCTGGAGTTGGTGTGAGAGCGTTGGCAGACGACGTGACGGATCTTGTGGCAGAGTATGATAGCAAACGTATGCAGGTGTTCTACCCATCCCGCAACGTTGATGGGGACACGATTCTCGGAGCTATCGGA